TGTGCGGGCCAGGGTAAGCCTTACAAAATTAAAGAAGTCCATTCCTCGGCGCATTACTTTGTTGATAAAGCCGGCATCATAATACAAGGAGTTGCAGATAAAGATGTGGCCAATCATGCCACCATTACTAATAGACAAAGTATTGGTATAGAGCACGTCGGCACCACCAAGGACCCTGGGGCTTGGTCTGAGGAGCTAATGGATGCATCCGCCCGTCTCGCCGCTGGCCTTGCCCGAAAATATAATATTCCTATACAGATGGCTGGCATCAGCGCCCCCGCGGGGGGCTGCAGGAAACTATCTGATCCCGGATGTGGCCCCCGCGGTGGCGCCTACGACATGTGGCCCAATGAGATGGGCTATGACATGTCTGAAGCCCAAATCGGTGTCCCCGTGGTCTATGAGCCCCGCACGCCTACCGGCGCGCCCATTGAGGAAGGCTTTATAGCTCATAGTACGATTGATCCGAAAAACCGCTCCGATCCGGGCCCATATTGGGATTGGGATGATTACCTCCGTCGCGTACAGTCTTATGTAGACAAGCCCCCCCCGGACCACCGCGACGAGCATCTTGCGCTCGCTGAGGGCGAAGCACCCGGCATCTCGGGCGTGCACTGCAAGGACTGGATCTGGGACGACGAGAACTGGGCGGACTGCCCATAAGCGCACAGGTAGAAAACACACGAAAAAGTAAAAATCGTTAATTTAATTCAACACAAATGTACAGGAGATAATAAATGGCAAAAAGAGCTTTTCCAAAAGGAACCCCCACACAATATAGAATAGAACAAGGCATGCCCATAGAGGCCGCAGTAGATGGTATTTACCATTCGGCCGCCGGCGCCCCCCCCAAAGCAAATCACAAACAAGCTTCCAATGAACGCAAAATTGCCGGACCAGGCGGCGGTGAGATAGTTTTCGGCACAGATCGCCCGTCATCTCAAGCTTCTGGCTATGGCGCCAAAGGATGGACAGGCCTCGCTAGCCCGGGCTCTGGCAAAATCGACCTTGTCTGTGGTCGAGTGGCCAGCGCCAGGGGCGCCAAAGGCGTCAAGGCCGCCACTTTGGTCGATAATAGTTTCTTCGCCGATGCAGCCAGAATCTATATGTGTGAGACCACCAATGTGGATTTAAACTTTGGCTTAGTAGAGGGCGTTGTCGGAAACCCCAAAGGACAGTCTGCAATAGCTTTAAAAGCTGATCAGTGTCGAATTATTGGTCGTGCCGGCATAAAAATTGTCACCGGTGCTGGAAACAACATAAAAGGATATCCGAAGGGAGAAACCACATCTAAGGGCGCGCGCCTGCTTCCGGCGCCGGGTATTGAACTTATTGCCGGGAACAATACAGGGTCCAGAAAAGTCCGCGGCCCCGATTTTCGTGTGCAGGTGATCCAGAATTTGCAACCTGTGGCCTTGGCCTATAACGTCAGAGATTGCTTTGTAGAACTTAGCGCAGTTTTGGATGACGTCATGTCGATTGTTCAGAATCTCGGATTTTATACACAGCGAACCATGGCAACGATGGCAACAGTGTTATCAGCACTATCGTCACTAGTACCCCCCGCCGCCTCCGCTGCTGGTATACACACCGACGCCGCTGCAGCAATGATGACCCGTGTTGTAATGCCCATGCACCTGGCCCGCGCATCAAAACAGACTTGGGAAGCAAATTACTTACAACACTTCAGCTATAAATTTCTTGGTAGCAGAAGTGTTAGAGCGACATAATTAAAGAGAAGAGTATAAAATGGCAGAATCAAAATTTTTAAGATGGCAAGACAAGAATGGCGACAATTTAATTGACGTCTGCGAAATCGATTTGCCGCGCGCGGAAAAGGTTTGTTTGGATTGTATTCCAAACCCCCGGGCAACGGTACCCCGCTGGCGCAAAAGAACCCTTCATAATCCATTTTTAAATGGAAAACTTTGTAAATATCAAATAACCAATGTAACAGCCTATACCAATACAGGCTCTGGCCGGGATACGACTAGTTCCGAAGCTAGAGCGAAATTAAACGAACGCTTTGAAGAATATGAGAGAGAGACCGTTGAGGCACTTTTGAACTATTTTAATAAAGATGATTCGGAAGAATCCATTAACAAAATCTTGGAAGCTATAGAACACACAGATTACCACTTAGACGCGCGCCCACATTCACATTTAAAGCTACTTTATTCGATACCATTTTCAGCTTTAAATGATCTCGAAGACGCCGCGGCAGAAGAAGAAGAAGAACCAGCTGCCGGCGACATTGTTACCACCTATATCCCTTCTATTTTAGATCCTAACATGATTCGCGTTAGGAAAGGTTTACACTTATATGCTAGTAATTTAAAAGTGTTCCGCGCCTTGGAAGGAAAAAATTTAGTGTTTGAGGAGGGTGGCCTTTTTAATCTAGACCTTTATGGAGATTTTGTTCTTTGGGGCTCATCGATTACCGAAGGGATAATTCCTCAGCTAAGTGATTTTTTAAGTACTAAAAACCTCACTTTAGGAACTACGAGCATGTTCTTTCCAACAGTATTTGGAGTAACAAAATTTGAATGTACGTTTACTCCTGAATATAAACTTAAACAATTAAGAGCTTGGCCAGAAGGCTGTGGTGATAAGCCAGCAGTTTTTAAAGGAAAGAAATTAGATCCACTAAACGTGCAGCCAGCATTTAAAGATCCGACCGCCATGGCCTACTTCTCCAAGATTGATGAGATGGAGAGGGACCTGACATCCCGGGTACCAAAGCCATGGATTGAATTCATTAAGGAATATACTTATCCAAAAGTAACAGAAGCGACTCGTGCTCTCCCAGGCGAAACCGAGGGAACCATGACTGCCTTAAGCTGTGTCAGCGAGTCTCTAGCCGGCGATACCAAGCAACTTGGTCAGGATATTCTTGATGATGTTTTTAGTATAGGAGATGCAATTGCTGCTCAATTTCATAGGATGCTGTGCGAAGAGGATTATAAAGATTTTCTTATGCAAGAATACAGCATTGGGAAGGCCAACAGACCACCTGGCACCAAAGCCGAATCGGGCGCGACAATGGAAAGCAACCGCCAAGAAAGATTAAAAAACATAAAAGCGATGTCTATAGAACAAGCCTATGGCGAGATTGAAGAAGAGAATGCATTCACGCTTAAGCTATGTACCAAGATGATCTCAGCTTGTGATGCTTCTGGCGGCAGTCAAACAAAATTAGATCTTCTATGGCGTGACAATCTTGATCCAATAAGGCTTTGCGGTCTTTTTGAAATGACACTTGAGGCCATACAATGTTTATTTAAGGGACTGACGTTCGAAGAAGTATTGGCTAGCATGCTCAAGAGTGCTCTCAAGGCGATGTCGATTGAAAATTTTGGAGATTTATTTGTCGGATTACCGCCAGAGAAGCAGGCAAAGCTCGATGAGCTAGTTAAAAGAAAGTTAGCTGCAGGAGACCTTGGCGGCCCGGGCCGGATTCAGGACACTAGCGAAGGAGCCAATCCAGAGGATGCAGCGTTTTATGCCGGCGGCAAGGGCTTTTTTGGCACCATGTTAGGAACAGAATTCGAAAAGCCTTGGGAAAATAAGGGCCTTGTTGAACGCCAAAAGACAAAGAAGATGGTGCAAGAGTCCTTCTCGCAGACCATGACCCCTACGGGAATACCTGCTAAAACCCCAGATTCTAATCTTGAAAAAGCAACATTGCAAGCTCAATTAGAAACTGCCGGCGCAGGCTTAAGCTCTGGTGTTGTGATGGAGGCATATATGTTGGCTCTGCTCGAAGAATATTCGGACGATCTTTTAAGTTTAGTGGGCGAGCTAGAGAAATTCCCAGGTGCCCCTCTCATTGCAACACTTATTGCAACTTTAGATTGCCCGCGGCCACCTCTGTTCGATCCAAGTCTAATGGATTTTCTCAAGGATATAGAACTGCCATTTTGTAGAAATACGAATCATATTGGCCTTCCGCGCTTTGAAAATCCTTTTGCATATATTCCAAAATTGTGGGATATTTTTCGAATTTTGTGGCAGATGGTTAAAGAACAATTATATGCTTTAGTTCATAAGATAATTTGTAGACTGGTTGTGTTTATTTGCGAGCTTCTGGGAGATGCCATTTGTAAGGCACTAGAAGTCGCCGGCCAGCTTGCAGCCTCGCTTCCGGCCCTCATAGGAGGGCGCACCACATTCTCGGATGTCGTTAGAGATTCGATTTGTGGCCCCGATGCCGACCCGGGCCAAGTTGAAGATACTATACAAGATATGTTTAATAGTTTGGGCGCTGGCAGTGCAGCACTGGCCGATAAGAGTATGGTTATGAGCTTTGCTGAGGACTTGTCTTCGACCACCTCAAGAAGCGAATTGACGAATGCGATGCTTGGAGATCCATCGGACTCATTTTTAAGCATTATTGACAGCTTGATAGAATTTGAGTATCCCGAATTTGCAGACGCGTTTGGCAATCCAGAAAAAGCTTCTAAATTCTTTGAGAATATAGGAAACATAATGCCGGCAGAAGCCCGCGCCGCTTTAAAAAGCCTTGCCGCTGACGCCGCCAACCAGGGCCCGATGCCGGCAAACCCCAGTCTCTGTGCCACTCCTCAAGAGATGCAAAAATTCTGCAATGCGCGCGCAAAGCTTTTGGAAGGCCGAGCATCTCCCGACCAAATTGCTCTCATGTGCGCCGCTGGGCGTGACACACTAAAAGACGATCTAGAGCAGTTGGGAGACGTTATACAAAATGGTATTCCAGATTATTTTGAGCAAAACATGCCGTCTCCGATGTCGAAAGATCCTACTTGTGATAATGGTCTTATGCCATACGAGCCTCAAGAGATAGCAAAAGCTACGACAGCAGCCCTCAACAGCGCTTTAGAGGTCTTGAAGATCTCTTATTCGCAAGATATGCTCGGTAACGGGCCTTTTGTGCAAAGCAACTGGGGCTTTATGAATATGGTTATGTCTGATACCATGGGTTGGGCATATACGGTTCACCAGAGAAGATCTAGTGCCTCCGGAGGCTGGTTTAGCAGAAGAGAATATGTTGACTTTAATGTCGAATCTGATCCGGGCGACACCGCGATGAACATCCTCACGATGGGTACTGGCGTAACCGCTCTTGCCGCGGCAGCGGCGGGCCCCGGATTGGCCACCCCCGCGGGCGCCCTTGCTGCATCATATGCTGTTGGCACCGTCGCCGCCGTAGCCTCAAGTTTTGATGCGGATGCCAATTATGAGAAAGTAAGCCAGCAGCGAGGCGCATTTCCGCTATATGTTGCCGATTACCTGCTTAGTACCGATGAAAAAGTAGGCGAAATGGAAAGATCAGCGCTAGCTGCATCATTCAACTCAAATAACGATTTTGAACCTGATCAATCGTTCGAACGCACATTCGCAAACTTAGGCTTTGATAGCTTATTTGACGAAGTCGACCTGCTCATACTTCCCGATTATGGCTATAATGTTAGCGTCAAGCCAGTCTTTGCCACGTCGTTCAAGATGGTGGCCGCTATCGATCCCGGCACGCTAGCCGCGGCAGCGGTGGAACCACTCGGCATCGCCCGCTCCCAGGATAATTTTGGACATGGGGTGGTCGTATTTACCAGAAAAGCAAGAAAGAAAACACCTGATTTAAAACTATCCTTTAGAGACAACGACCGCGGCGAGAAAACTTCTGACGATGGCTTTTCATATGGCTTTAATGTAGAACTTTATTTGGCCGATTTGGTCGCAGAAAAGCACTACAGCCCAATCCCGGAACAGTTCTTCCCTGAAGAGGGTCCCTCTCGCGCGCACTCCCGCATGGTAACTTCTGCAGAGGAGGCTGCAAAAATATCTGAAGGATTTGAACAAGTTTGGCTTGAGGCCCAAGCTGCCGCCCAAGCCGCTGGATATACTGATGCAGGAACACATGTGATTGTTGGCCAAAATCGCCCAGATGACAATGCTAGAATTAAAATTGAAAAAGTTTTAAATAGCTCCGTGCCGGAGTCAAATGCTTCTTACTATGAAAGCGCACCGGAAGAGACAGAATTTAAAAAAAGAGCCAATTCAATTACTACGTACCGGGCCTATGAATTTTTATCAGTTGATGACGGCCTTGACAACAAAGAATACAACGAGGGCGGTTACACTAAATTTAAAACGATTTTGGATTCACCAAGTACTTCGATAATTCCACAATTAGTTTTGCTGCAGGAAATGATTGAAAAACAGAACCCCGGGCCCCCGCCGCAAATGGATGCCCTTAAGCCCGCATATGATCAGGTGATGAACTTAGTGTTTAATAAGTTTGCAAATGAGATATCTACAAACGAGGCTGCATTTGAATACGGAGCACAACTAGACGATCTTTCGCCTGCTCAAATAGAATATGGAATGGGATACGAAGACCAGTTCATGCTTTTTAAAGAATATTTGGACGCCACCGACACCGACACCGACAACGCGCCTCTTGGAATTAGTAGAATGCAGTATGACGAGGAAAATAATGATGGGCCTGCGAATCGAGTATTTTACTTAGATCCTCTTGTCTACGGCGGCTCTAATCTTAACCCCCCCGTGCATTTAAAGCCAGCTAAAAAGACCGGCTGGCTTGGAATGGTTGACGTCATGTTCCCAGAGATGAGTCCTTGCAAACCACAACATACTGATTTGGTAGATTTTGGCACCATTCAAGAAATAATTGATGAGAGTTATTCAAAAATTCCTGAAGATGAGCGTCTGAAATCAGATCCAGATTGTGTTACGGAAAAGCCTTACAATAGAATTTTAGAGCGCGCCAGCAAGGCCGGCATTGAAGGTCTGATACACGCTATGTGTCGAATCTTTGTTAGTTTTAATTTCTTAAAGAGCCTTGCCACTTTCACCAAATTTTATCCAGACTTTAAAAAGAACTTCAGTTCTCTATATGCAGCATATGTGGTTGAGCTAATGGAAGAAGAACTCAAAGATGCTCAATCTAACGCGTTTCTAGAGTCCTTCAGTCCGTTTAAAGATGATGAATTTTGGTATGCATTTTTAGAGCAAACAGTACAAACATATGCAAGGAAAGTTGAAACTGGCGCCATCGAGGATGTTCCCTCTGATGCGTTAGCAGCTTTAGAATACCTGTCCGGCTTCCAAGCCAAGTATAAATACCCAGACGACAATGATCTTGTGGCTGCAAAAAACACAGGAGACGCTTGGATGCTACAAACTTTAAAAAATTATAGATATGAAAAAAATCTTGAGGCCATCAAGCAAACTGAAGAGTGGGCGAAAGCAATTTTGAAGGAATTTGTAATACAAGAAATGGAATATATGGCTGAAGTGTTTATGAAGAACCTACAACATGTTGGAATTATCGATCAAGACAGCATGATCAACAATTTAGGATATTATCTCTTGGAGAGCCTCTCGGCTAATACTAGCTTAACGCTCAATAAAGAACTAAAAGAAGAAGTTCAAGGCCTCCCAACCGAAGGCGAGCAATTATACACCAATGGCCAGGAATTGGCCACCCCTGACGGGGAACCATATACAGGGTATTATCATGTGCATATAGATGAAGATGGCCTCCCAGTATACATGGTAGGCGAGCGCCACAGTTCTGAAACACATGATATGTTAAGACCTTTCGCAAATAAAGTAATTGTGCCAATTGGCTCCGTTGGCAGCATCGGTGGCGCTTCTGGCACGTCAGAGAAACCGTTTGTCGTCGAGTCATACATTAGACTAAATAATGATTATCTCACTCCAATTGCAGCGCTCGCCCGGCTGGCAGCATTGCCAGACCGGTCATTGAATATTTCTGATGTATATCCCGGCACAATGCGGTTGGTGACCGATCCAGATACTGGCGCCGCTGCTGGCACTACAGGCGAACTTGGCGCCCGGTACGGCCTTCGCCTATCGTTTCAAGTTGGCAGCATAAAGTATGCTATCACAGAAGTAGAAATTGATGTCTTAGACTTGCCCATAGAAAAGTTTCAGCCGCTTGAGAGCGATAGTAAATTATTATTGTGTTTGATTAATAATTTGGTAGATGACGATAAATTTAGAATGCTAACAAGCTATATCTTCCCGCTAAACAAGGTTCTTTCGACATTGGCAATTTATAATGATATGGCGTTTCTCCCATCAATTGGCGAGACCACCACAGATAATTTCGTCTCCGATATAGCAGATAAGCCCGGCAAGTACGTAGTAGTTGACACCGAAGCCGCAGGAGCAGGCGCGCGCCTCGCGGACGGCGCCGGCGGCTGGGCTGATCGGTACCAGAGGGACTCGGGAATGTTCACCGGCGGCGGATTTTTTGAATTACATTTTGATAAATGGAATCGCTCTGTTCTTGTTAAATCAAAAGCAAGAGTTAAAAAATTGTTCAATAATTATTATAATTCTAGGGATTTTGATCCAGGCGATCTCCCCGATGCCGCCACTTCTTTTATAGCCTCCCTGCGCGCCACATGGAGCCTTTCTCCTGGCGAAAGGCATTTCCCATGGTTTAAGAAAAGCTTGCTTCGTTCAACTCCATTTAATGCAAATGGCGAACTTTGTAAGAAAAGTGATTAAGTGAATATTTACTAAGAGGTATAAAATATGGCTTCTTATGGCGTGGCACTTCCTTTAACGTACGATAGTGCAGATGGCTTTACAATGCTTAAGCACATTAAGCGTGTAGCAAAGCAGAATTTTAAAATGTTGATCCTTACAGTTCCTGGCGAGCGCGTAATGGAACCTAAGTTCGGCGTGGGGCTAAAGCGCTATTTATTTGAAAATTTTAGTGATACCGTATATGCTGAAATTGATACGCGTATCAGAGAACAAGTTGCTATCTATATGCCGGCAATAGTAATACAAGAAATAGAATTCGCTTCATCTGATCAGGATAACAATCATTTGGCAATATTTATTTCTTATCGGATACCCGGGTTAGGACAATCAGATTTGCTCGAATTTACTATTTAAATTGCATAAGGAAATAAATTTTAATGGCCGACGAACAAAAGAAAATATTACCAATTAATTACACCCACAGAGACTTCTCTTCAATTAGAGGAGACTTAATGGAAGTGGTGGAAAGATTTTATCCTGACACATTCCGTGATTTTAGCGAAGCATCGTTTGGCGCTTTAATGTTGGATGCCGTTGCTTATGTCGGCGATCAATTATCATTCTACTTGGATTACAATGTTAACGAAACCTTTCTAGATACAGCATTTCAGTATAATAATATATTAAGGCATGGCCGAGTATTAGGCTATAAAAATCTTGGCCGACCGTCAACGTATGGCCAGGTGATGCTTTATGTCTTGGTCCCAGCATCTACGGTGGCCCTGGGTCCAGATTCTGATTATTTGCCAATTCTTCGCCGCGGCTCTCGCTTTTCATCTCAAAATGGATTAAATTTTGTATTAACTAGTAATGTTGATTTTGCTGACCCTAAAAATCTATCGGTAGTGGCAAGAACTGATGCATCTACTGGCGCTCCAACATACTATGCGGTCAAAGCGCCGGGCAATGTTGTATCTGGAGTGTTCTTACAAGAAAAAATAAAAATCGGCGTCTTCGAAAGGTTCAAAAAAGTTCAAATTATAGCCCCCAATATAGCAGAAATTATATCGGTTGCGGACTCTGCGGGCAATGAATATTTTGAGGTCGATTATTTGGCTCAAGATATTGTATTTAAGGAATTAACCAATAAAAATTATAAAAATGATAATGTGCCGTCTATTATAAAGCCATACCTAGTGTCTCGAAAATTTGTTGTGCAGCACGAGAGAGCCGCCACATTTTTGCAGTTTGGAAGTGGCAACCCAAATAAATCGAATGTGATCGCCACGCCGCAAGAAGTTGCCATAGATGTATTTGGCAAATCATATACAACAAATAAAACTTTTGATCCTACAAAATTATCAGATAATCAAAACTATGGTATTGTGCCGGCAAACACCACCTTAACAGTGGTTTACCGTACAACAAACCCTTCAAATTCTAATGTGGGCGCCGGCGCCTTAAATGTAGTCGATAGTAAAGTATTTGATTACCCAGACCGCCCGCGCTTAGTTGACACGACAGTACAAGATATTAATAATTCTTTGGAGGTACACAATGAGGCCCCTATCGTTGGCGACGTTACGTTGCCAACCTCGATAGATTTAAAAAGAAGGATTTTCGATACATTCCCTACACAAAATCGCGCTGTAACTCAAGCAGACTATGAGAATCTTGCATATAGAATGCCGGCCAAGTTTGGCTCAATAAAGAGGGTATCGGTACAGCGAGATCCAGATTCTCAAAAGAGAAACTTGAACATGTATGTTATTTCAGAAGACGAATTTGGCAAGTTTACGTTAACAAATAGTACAATTAAAAATAATTTAAAAACTTGGCTAAATCATTATAGAATGTTAAGCGATACTATTGATATTTTGGACCCCTTCATTCTTAACATTGGCATTGAATTCGTGATTAAAGCAAAAAACTCAGTAAATAAATTCGTCGCGTTACAGGATGCGATAGATACCCTTAAAGAAAGATATAGCACACCTTATTATATTGGTGAACAATTTTCAATTAGTGAAATATACGCACAACTCAAAGAGGCGCCCGGCGTATTGGATGTTTTAAAAGTCAGACTGGTTAATAAAACTGATAGCAATTATAGCGCCGCATCGATAGACGTCAATGCCAACACCGCACCAGATGGAAATTATTTAATGGTACCAAAGAACGCAATAGTTGAGATTAAGTTCCCAGAAGTAGATATTCAAGGAAAAGTTAGATAATGGCAATAAAACGTTATACTGCAACAGCAGACAACACAATTTCGAATGCATGGCAAACCAATCTCACAACGCGCGCCACTGGCTCCAATATGGGAGCAGCAGATATCATAGAGGTATATTCAGTCTACGAGCGTGCATATACCTCCTCTGCAGAGAACAAGCATGTAGAGTTGTCCAGAATTTTAATTAAATTTCCAGTTTCCACCATTTCATCAGATCGTTCATCGGGAGCGCTCCCTGCTAGTGGAAATGTTAATTTTTATTTAAAGATGTTCAATGCGGAAACCTCTAGAACAGTTCCGGAAAATTATACCCTCACTGTTAGGCCAGTTTCTCAATCATGGCAAGAGGGCACAGGGCTAGATTTAGAAAATTATCTGGATTATACCATGGCCAACACGGGCTCCGATTGGATCCAGCGCGCCAGAAGTGATGCAGGCGCTGTTCAACTTTGGGCCGATCCGGGCGGCGATTATCTAACAGCGTCAAATTACAATCAAGTATTTGAGAGCGGCCTTGAAGATTTAGAAATAGATGTAACTATCCTGATGGAAGAATGGCTCCGGAGCACGCCGGTATATTCAAATTATGGATTTGGAATTAGCCTTTCTGCTTCTCAAGAGCCCACAGCATCTTATAATTTAACTGGTGCCGCAAATTCTTTTTATACTAAGCGCTTTTTCGCCAGAGGAACTCAATATTTCTTTAAGCGCCCCATCATTGAAGCTCGTTGGAATTCAAGCACGAAAGATGATCGCGGCAATTTTTATTATAGTAGTTCGTTATCAACGGCCAATGATAATTTAAACACAATTTATTTGTATAACTATGTGCGCGGGAATCTAACCGATATCCCAGACGTTGGCACCGGCCTGTTGAAAGTCGCTCTTTATTCAGGCTCAATCGACAATTCAATCTCTACCGGAAGTAAACTAACCTTGGTACAAGACGACACTTATGTAACGGCTGATGGTACGACATATGCCACCGCCGGCCAAGTCTCAACAGGAATTTATAGTTGTAGCCTCGCAATTACTGGCGCCAAAAGCCCGCTTACAAAAATATTTGATGTCTGGTACTCCGGCAGCGCTCGGTATTTTACGGGCTCGTTTAAGCCCAAATCAGTAGAGGCCTCGCAAATTGCTAGCCGCCCGACTTATTTTATCAATATTTCAAATTTGAAGCAAAGCTACCGCTCGAATGAGAACGCAAGGTTTAATCTATATGTTAGGAACAAAAACTGGGCACCCACAGTCTACACCAAGGCCAATGCCAATGTTGAAACAACTACCATAGAGAGCGCTTCATATAGAGTCTATAGAGAAATTGATGCCTATGAGGCGGTGACATATGGTACCGGCAGTGATCTGCATACGGTTTTGGCCCACGATATTTCCGGCAATTATTTTGATTTTGACATGTCCTTACTCGACCCAGGTTACGAATATGCTTTCAAATTCGCATTTTATGATTCTGGGCTCGGCGCCTGGGCCGAGCAGGACGAAACGTTTAGGTTTAGAGTAGAAAACTATGAGTATTAAAAAACTTTTTGGATCCACAGATAAATCTAGAAATTATCTTGCGGAGACAGATGAAAAAAATGCCTTCAAGGATGTCGAGTCGGCGAAAAACATGCAAGAGATTGCAATCAGACAAGAGACGTTTGTTCCGCAAATCGACTATTCGCGCCCCGAAAACTTTGCAAAATTTGGATCTGCATACCAATATTATAAGAGTGCCGTAGAGAGAATCGTCGATTTCTATCCCTATGACGGCTCAGATTACGAGTTTAATCAATTTTATAATAAATCTCTTGACATTGAAAAATACATCTTTAACAATCTTTATCCTAGAACAAATGGCTATGCTAACCTTGATTCTAGTTCTTATATTGATTTGTCCGGTGGCCCGCACTCTAGCAGTGCAACAACAACTGCTGGATTATTTAAGGATCCGCACTCGTCGAAAAGGGCATCTTCAAACATATATGATGTTGACATTTATGCAACCGAGGGACTTCCCACTGATTATGGTTCCGGAACCAGAGAATCAAACCTAAGAGCCAATTTTGACACAGGGGTTACTGTAGAATTTTGGCTTAAAAGCAAGGATTTGGCAGCTGACGCCAACTCTGTTGTGTTTGACATGTGGAATAATAATGCGTCTGGTACTCTTGATTCGGGACGCCTGACCATTGAAATATTAAGCGCTTCCTCTGGCACACCCTTCCGGTTTACTGCGCAGTCTGGCGCCATCTCCGGAACGCTTTTCCAACAGAGTGTTGGCCAGACGATAGCGTCCACAACACTGGACAGCTTCAACCATTATGCTTTTGTGTTCCAAAATTCCGGTTCTTATTTTGTAACCAAGCTTTACCTTAATGGCTATTTAAATGATACAGTTACGAGCGTTGCTTCGCGTGCCTTGGGGGAGCTTCCTTCGAAAGACATGCAAGCCCGTATTGGATCTTTCCTCACGGTGCCTTTCCGTGCCGACGCGGCAGCGAGCACACGCGCCGCCGGCACCCACCTTTTAACAGGCTCAGTTGATGAATTCAGATATTGGAAAGTAGCTCGCAATGGCGAAGATATCGGCCGCAATTGGTTTACGCACGTAAGGGGTGGTACAAATACGGATATTTCTAATACGACCTTGGGTGTCTATTATAAATTTAATGAAGGCACAACGGACGACAGCACCATTGATTCCCGGGTTTTAGACTACTCGGGCCGCTTAAGCAACGGTGCTTGGACTGGCACGCCGTCGAGAACGCTTAGCTCTGCAATCGTGGAGACATCTGCCTCGGCAGCAGAATTCAAAGATCCAATAATTTACTCAACACACCCAGAAGTCGTAACATTGAAAAATGGGCTTTTAAATTCTGGCTCGTGGCATGACGGCAACAATAATGCATCATTTCACAGTCTAATTCCAAGCTGGGTTATAGAAGAACATGAGACTTTGGGCAATGCAAATCCAGAGATAATTTCTCACATTATTGGAAGCTATTTTGACAAATTGTACATGCAAATATCAGCACTTACGACTTTTAAACAATTACAAAATACTAGTGCATCTTATACGCCGCTTCCCATGGCCCAGCATCTTCCTCAGTCGTTGGGGCTCTATACGCCAGAATTATTTATTGACGCAGATGTTATAAGTAGATTTTTAAATCGGACAGAAGATTTTAACTTTGATTCTGACTTGACCGATGTCAAAAATTTAATCTATCAAAATCTTTATAATAATTTAGCACACATTTATAAAGCAAAGGGCACCGAAAAAGCAATCAGAAACATTTTCAGATGTTTTTATATTGATGATAAAATTATAAGATTCAACACCTATACCGACAATGTTGTTTATGATTTAAAAAACAACTTACAACAAACCGTTACAAATAAGAATTCATTGAATTTTAACTCCGGCAGCAACTATAAAGCAGTCGTATATCAGAAGCAGGACCCAGACAATACAGCTGAATCTCGGGGTTATATTTCTGGCAGCGAGGGTATCCCCGGGTATGAAGACATATATGGGTTTACTGCTGAAGTAGACGTTCTTCTTCCATCGTACAGGTTGGAATATGACACTTTTGATCGTAATTTTATTAGCTGCTCAATTTTTGGTATGCATTCAGCAAGTGTTGATGACGCTGGTGACACCACGACGTTTACCGCCGATAACGCTAATTTCCAAGTTTATGCAATGCGTCCTGAAAAATATTCTAAAGATGTTTATTTTAAGCTGACCTCTTCTGTCTCTCCTCATCCATTTAGTGATTTAACAAGTAGTATATTTTTTAATGTATATGATAATGAAAATTGGAACTTATCGGTTCGATTAAGACCGAGCAACTGGCCTTTAACGGAGATTGTCTCCGGTTCAGATATTGGCTATACCTATGATGTTATATTTCAAGGAGTTAACACAAAGCTTGGAAGTGTTGAAAACAGCTTTACTGTATCGTCCTCGGTTACAAAAGCAGTAGGACAAAGCATGCTAAATGCAGCCAAAAGGATATATGTTGGCGCCCGAAGAACAAATATAACTGGTGCTGTTCTTAATGAGAGCGACATTTTAGTTACCAACACAAGATACTGGGCTAAATACCTTGACGATTTATCGCTGCAGCAACACATATATGATATAGAAAATTCTGGCATCTCGGGATCCCACAGAAATATATCTCCTCTTGATGCCAATAACAAGAATTTAGATATTTTAAATCGTAACACGTTGGTGCTAGATTGGAACTTTAATGATTTAACAGCTTCAGACGGTACTGGAAACTTTTTTACTCAAGACGTTAGTTCTGGGTCGGCACAAATAAGAAGCTCTTATGGCTGGATGGGCAAGCTTTCTGGCTATCTTCACTCTGGTTATGGATATGGCTTCGCTTACAATACAACCAATATTGTAGATAAGAGGTCAATAAACGCGTTTAAGTTTATTGATCCTGAACAAGCAATATCCTCAAATATGATTAAGGTGTTGTCAGGTGATGATGTTGTGTATGGGTTTCCGGACACGATTCCAAATTATCATCATACTCTCGAAAAAAGCCCGTCGGCAGCAATTTCTGAAGAGATGTTAAACTTCTTTGCAGGAGTTGTTGATTTTAATAATCTTATTGGCGAACCAGTTAACAGATATCGTGAGAGATATAAGGGAATAGAGAAGCTGCGAGAGGCATTTTTCCGGCGCGTCACATCTACCACGCACGTTGAAGACTATATGACATATTATCAGTGGTTTGACGATGCTCTGTCCGCTGTCGTTGCGCAGTTTATACCAGCTTCTGGCAAATTCACCGAAGATGTTCTTAATACCATTGAAAGCCATGCGCTTGAAAGAAATAAGTATAAATCTCAATTCCCAACAATAGAATTTAGAGCAGACGATCCACTATCCCCAGCACTTGGGATTAATGAAAAAACCTATAACTGGAAGTTAAATCACCACCCAATTAGCGATCTGCAGAGAGATAATTCAAATTGGTGGCGTGATCGCGCCACGCGCGCCGGATCCAGCGTCATCTCTTCCGGCGACAGCGACGTAGATGCCCAGAGAGATATCATTAGAGACACCATTGAAAATGATAATAATCAAAAAACTGTAAGATTGTCAACCATTAGCGATGGTTCTTATTTAAATTCAACTTACGTTCTTCGAAAGCTTTCAAAACCATATAAGCTTAAAGTTGAAAGAAAAATGTCGCCAGTCCCGCCAATCAAGGGTGGTGTTAACTTTGAGCAAAATAAAAGAATTGGTATTACATACAACGCGCTATATCCCGCGGGCCCAGTAAATCACGATGGTGGTATTTTTGTTCCAGAAAATGTATTATTTGGACAAGCGTTACATCGGACCACGGGCCTCCCCCTTGACCTTGTGGGACTAAAAAACTCCACAGATCCTGTGAAGCCTCGTCCCGGTGACAAGGTTAAGAGAAGACTTAAAGTTCAACATGGTCGCGACTGGCATGAAGGCGTTGGCTACGAAAGCGCTAAATCTGACATTGTATTCCCGTTTAATATAATCAGCGCCTCTGTGACCACAGGCTATAATAGACATGTAGTTGAAAAAGTAAGCGCAAGTTTGGTGATTACCAATCTGCATAATGATGTTTATGGCGACGATATGGAAAAACCAATGCAAGGTCCATTTACTGAATATGCAGTTGGGGGCCATCAATCTCGGCACATTAAGCTAAATACGCCGGCATCTGATGCTGCCGCTGCTACTGGTTACATAACACTTGCTAAGCTTCCTCAGAATAACGACACAATAACGATTTCTGATGGCGGAACTTCAATTGTTTTTACATTCAAATCGTCTCCGGGCGCCGCCTCTACTGATGTAGAAATAGACGGCATTTTCGAAACGCGCGGCTACTTGAGAGTTGCGATTAATGAGCAAGACTGGAACATCGCCGCCACAGAGACCGAATCCCCTGCCGCAAACACCGTTGCTCTTCGGAATATAGATTTAGGAGGCCATGGCACAAATGTTGCCATAACCAAGACAGAGTCTGTATCGGACACTTATACACTTAGCGGAATGGAAGGCGGCGCGGGTCCCCGTTATGGCTTGGCCGATTATAAAACCCGGCCCGAAGCTTGGAAACTGTTGTTGGGGTATTGTCCCAGCCATCATGGGACATCTTCGCCCATTACGGGAGCCATTGGTATGGTCGGCGCCGATTACCCATGGCCCGAAGCTAATGCCATAGGCGCCAAGCCGTATCCAATGACGGCATCTCAAAAGGCTGTTTATTACCGCGATTTTGTAGCAAAACGCCCGGTTAATATTAGAAACATCCACCATACCACAGGCTCTACGGTATTGGGCAACTACAATCACAATTATGATTTTGTACAAGCACCCGGTGGGTGGTCAAACCCGAGACAATTTGTAGAATCACAGCCAAATCTGCCGACAAGGCTGTTCACACATCCAATGACAAGCTCTACATCTGTTCGAACATTGCTAGACATTTATCGCGGCGCTATTGATGGTGAGTATCAGACAGTTACTGGTAACGCTACCGGCCACACTGATTTTAGTACAGATTATTCAACCGCTTATTTAGAGAGCACAACAAACAATTCTGTCATTGTTTCAAAATTCAGCGCCCCAGGCGGGATCGAAGTAATGTCAAAGGGTTATCAAGACTTTAGATCCGGAGAGTTCTCGGTTTATAACAGTCTCAATAATCGCAACCTGACCGTAAAGAGGCCATTCCAGCATCATGGAACAGGGACCATACGCTCTGCAACTGAAGCCGGCCTTCCAAGCGTCGGTGAAGTTAGCGGCACAAGAGTTTATGATATTCATGGCATCGATACTGGCTTTTCTACTCATGCAGCCCGCCACGCCGCTAGATTCTTTAGAGACTCCGCGTTAATAGATCTTGGACTTGAACCAGAACCAGGGACAACATACATAGAATCAGGCAGTTTTCACAGGGTCCACAGGAACAACATCACGCGTCCAAAAATAGTCACCGAAGAAACCGGGACCACCATATATGAGTGCGCTTCTGTCTATGATAATTTGAATTTATCCCATCCAATTCCAAGATCGGATAGGCAATATGCTTGGATGACCGGCGCAATGCTCTACACAGATCCGTGCAATTATAGATATTCTGGCTTTATGCCTGTGCACGGCGAGCAGGCAGGATATTATTCCGCGTCAAGCGGCTATGAGCCTTGGATGACAATGATTAGTGCGAGTGATTTTGGAGTAGTCAACATAAGTAACACATATAATACATTCCTGGGGGCAGTTTCTAGCTGGGATGCAAAGGTCGATTTTATACCACAAGATTTTGCCGGCTTAAACACTTTGATATACGAACCTATCAATTCATCAACAAATACTTTAGGCTACTCAAATACAGTTCCGATTTTCTCACGTGATACGTCTTACCCTAGGATTTATACAAATAGATCATTTGTCGGCCAAACGGCCTTCATTGATGGCGCTGCAGCCGCCACAGTTATTCGCGGAACGGTGTCCGGTTCCACTCTTAATAGCGGTTTCGCTTACTGGCCTGACGTTCAACTTCCAGGTTATATGTTTAACTCCTTGATGCTTAAGCGCAACGGCCCCTATGGATGGGGCACGTTCAATCAAATGCGCCAAGGCAACCACCCCGTTCTTAGAAACGAAAGATCATCGAGTCAGTTATCGATAGGCGAGTACGACCGTAGTCTAGAGAATTATAATCTTCCTGCTGTTTCAATGCGTGGTCGCCCAGCAATTATAAATTATTCGCCATTGATCGCCATTGATCCATGTGGTGACGACACACCTCCTGGGCCCGGCTCGATCACCCTCAAGTCGACCGACAATAATCAAAAGATTTTCTTCAATGACACGGTTTTAAATGATAAAAAAGGAATCGATCCAGCTAGCATTACAACACCTTTCGACCACTTGATTCTTGCTCTGCGGCCTGTCACATTTAATGAAAATTACCTGATTTACACAGAAAACATCTTCCCCTCAGTCAGAAATGAGTTTGTATCATCTTCTAGAAGAAGAACAAATTACGATAATCTCTTTTGGAGAGACGATCTGTCAGAACGGATTACTATTGGTGCACAGCGGCGCACTTCTCTGGGCGCGAACTACACTGTAGGCTCTCCAGGCCTTACGCAAAGTTGCTGGCCTCTCGACGCCCACAGAGAATTCCTAACAAAGACTGGCTCTATTGTTGGATACAGTACTGCACAGGGCACAGGTTCGCACTGGATTCCTACTCAACTCGTCGACATCGGATCGGCCTTGTACATCCGCAGTACTGCGAGTTCGGGAGAACTTCAAAACCCATGGTATTTCGCGCACTTCGTTGAGGATGG